ACATTCAGACAAGAATATATGGCAAGTTTTGAAACCTACTCAGGAGTTGTTTATTATAATTTTAGCAGAGATGATAATGTTAGAAAATGCACTTATGATAAAGATTCAATTATTCATGTGGGACTCGACTTTAACATTGACCCCATGAGTGCTTGCTTATTTCATATTAAGAATGGAAACATAGAAGTCTTTGATGAAATAGTAATATATAGTTCAAATACTGACGAATTTATTGATGAATTGCTATCAAGATATAATAAAAACAAAATAATTATTTACCCTGACCCAGCTTCTAGACAAAGAAAAACATCTGCCGGTGGTAGAACCGATTTAACCATCTTGCAAAATGCCGGATTTATTGTTAAATGTAAATCTACTCATGCTTTAGTAAGAGATAGAATTAACTCTGTGAATTCTAAATTGAAAGCATTTGATGGTAAGAGAAGTATCTTTATAGATGGTTCTTGCAAAACATTGATTAATAGTCTAATGAAACAAATTTACAAAGAAGGCACAACGCAACCAGAAAAGAATAACGGATATGACCATATGACTGACGCTCTAGGTTACGCAATAGAATTTTTATTTCCAATTACTTCCAATCTTCCAAAATCACAACCTAAGAGATTTTCATAATGGCATATTCAAGACAAGAAATGGAAAGGCAACATTCTCAATATCAGGGAATGATTACAAGATGGGAATATTTTATTCGTTCATATTTAGGCGGCAAAGAATATAAAGATGGAAAATTTTTACAGCAATATAAATTAGAATTAGAAAATGAATTCTTTGACAGAATTACTTACACACCTTTAGATAATCATTGTAGAAATATTATTCACATTTATTCAAGTTATCTATTTAGAGTTCCACCAACTAGAGAATTAGGCATATTAGAAAATGATTCAACAGTTCCTTATTTCTTTGAAGATGCAGATTTAGAAGGAAGAAGTTTTGATGCTCTTATGAGAGAAGTTCAAAATTATGCTTCTATCTATGGACATTGTTGGGTGCTAGTAGATAAGCCATCAACTAATGTTTATACGAGAGCAGAAGAATTAGAACAAGGCATTAGACCCTATTTAAATATCTATACTCCTGAAAATATTTATGACTGGCATTATTCAAGAAGCGACTCAGGATATTATGTTTTAGATTATTTAAAAATTAGAGAGTCAATAGATGAGAATGGAGAATATTTTAAACTTTGGTATTTAGATAAAATTGATACAGTTTATGTTTCATCTAAAAATAGAGATGAGCCTAAATTAATTGAATCGCTGCCAAATCCAATAAACAGAATTCCAGCAGTTATTATTTACAATCAAAGAAGTCCAATGAGAGGTATTGGAGTATCTGATTTAACTGACATAGCTGATTTACAAAAAGCAATTTACAATGAACTGTCTGAGATTGAACAAATTATTAGAATATCAAACCACCCTTCATTAGTTAAGACAAGAGATACTGACGCTACTGCTGGCGCAGGTTCTATTATAGAAATTCCTGATAACATTGATGCTAATTTAAAACCTTATATTTTACAACCAAGTGGAAGTAATTTAGATGGTGTATTAAAATCTATTGAGCATAAAGTTGATGCAATAAATAGATTATCTCATGTTGGCGCAATTAGAGCGACTGGAGAAAGAATACAATCTGGCATAGCGCTAAGAACTGAATTCCAATTATTAAATGCTAAACTTGCTGAGAAAGCAAAACTTATGGAATTAGCAGAAGAACAAATTTGGAGATTATATGCTATGTGGCAAGAAGAACAATTTGATGGCAAAATAACTTATCCAATATCATTTGACATTAGAGATTGGGCAACTGACTTAGAATTATTACAACAAGCTAAAACAAGTAATATTAAATCATCTACTTTCAATAAAGAATTAGATAAACAAATTGCAAGAACAGTAATTGATGATGACGAAACATTAGTTGTTATTGATTCTGAGATTGAGCAAAATACTCAGGCATTAGGAGAATTTCCACAGCAACCTATAACTTTACCAACAGTTTAATGTGGCAACTCTTTTACAAGAACTTCAGGCAATAAGAGCAAAAGCAATAACCTCATTAGAAGATAAGCAACAAGAATTATTAATCAAAGCATTACAACAATTAGAAAATAAAGTTGTTGAGACTGCACTTAATCTTCCTAATAGAAATGGAATTTTATTTGATACTAGACTTGCAATAGAGATTAGACCAAAATTACAACAAGCAATAGAAGAACTATATTTAACTAAAGTCCAAACATTCATAAATGATTATGATAAGATTGCTGCTAACATTGTAGCGACTTATGGTAAGCTGCCAATTCCTACTGAGTTTAAACAAATCACAGAAATAGATTTGCAAGTTATCCAGCAGCTTAAAAAAATATCATTTAGCCAATTTCAAAATCTTGGAAATGAATTTGTAAATACTTTAGCGAATGAAGTTTATCAATCCACTTTAACCGGCAGGCCAGTTGTTGAAATGGTGCAAACTTTAAGAAGTAAAATTAATGGCATCTATCAACAATCAGATAATAAAAAAGCACAAGAGTTAGTAGATTATATCGCCAACAATCCTAATGGCGCAGAAGTAAATACTGCTGTTAGCGAATTACAAACAATCTATGGTAGAGATAGACTAGGAGATAACCTTAATAGATATGCAACTCAAATAGTCCAAGATTCTTTAATGGGTTTTGATGGCCAGTTTGCAAAGTTTAGAGCCGACCAATTAGGCTTAACTAGCTATGTTTATTATGGCTCAATCATTAGAGATAGTAGAGATTTCTGCATAGAAAATGCCAATAAGATATTTACTGAAGATGAAATTAGACAGAAATGGGCTGATGAAACATGGCAAGGCAAAGCACAAGGAGACCCATTTGTAGTTAGAGGTGGTTATAATTGCAGGCATCATTTCCAACCAGTCAATCCTGACTGGGGTATTGTCAATGAAGATGGCACTTTTGAATATACTTTAGAATAATAATTGCATTTTTACCGCACTACTGATAATTGAATAATATTAATCAAGAAGGAGAACAAAAAATGAACGACCAAGTAAAAAAAGAGTCGGTTGAGAATACAGCAACTCAGTCAAATGCTGGAGAAACAAAAGTTTCTGAAACTCAATCTGAGAACAAAATCTTTACTGAAGAACAAGTAGAGAACATAGTGCAAAGAAGATTAGAGAGATTTAAAAAATCTGTATCTAACAAACTTGATGGCATAGACATTGAAGAAGCCAAAAAGTTAATTGAGGAAAAGAAACAAAAAGAAATAGAACTCGCAAAACAACGAGGCGAGTTTGATAAAGTCTTAAAAGAGACTGTGTCAAAGAAGGACAACAAAATTACGCAGTTGGAATCTGAATTATCTAAAATCAGAATAGATGAGACACTTGTCAATGTAGCTAGTGGAATGAAAGCAGTTAAACCTGCTGAAGTTAAACAGTTATTAAGAAATAGTGTTCGTTTAAATGAGAATGGGGTAGTTGAAGTTGTCAATGACAATGGAACACCTAGATATTCAGAAAAAGGAGAACCAATGACTGTAAATGAATTGGTATCTGATTATTTAAAAAACAATCCACACCATGTTACTGCTACTCCAAGTGGCGCAGGTAGCAAGGGACAGATTGGTGGGGCAACACCAAAGCCTTTAAACATTGGTGCTTTGGACTTGAGCAAACCTGAAGACAGAAAATTATATTCTGAATACAGAAAGCAAAGAGACCAGAGTGTTTTTAAAATTAAACCAACAATATAAAATAGGAAAAAAAAACTATGGCAAACGAAACAACAAGTTCAACTCTTAGTGAGTTGTTCACGAATATAACTCAAGAAGCTATATTCACATTCCAAGAGACTTCAGTAATGAGACCTCTTGTAACAATCTACCCAATTACTTCTTCAGGCAAAACTGTTGAAGTTCCTGTGTACCCTTCAATCACTGCTTCAGCAGTAAATGAAGCAACTGATTTATCAAACACAGCAATCAACCCAACTTCAGCTACTATTACAGCTAGTGAGACGGGCGTGATGACTACATTAACAGACCTAGCAAGAGATTCAGCTAGCAGAAATGTAGCTGCTGACATTGGTCAATTATTCGGTAACGCTATCGCTCAGAAAGTTGATACTGATTTAGTTGGATTGTTTGTGAACTTTACTACTAACGAAGTAGGTGCCGCAGCAGTTGAATTAGATGCAGATTTAATTTTCAAAGCTGTTGCTAAACTAAGAATGCAAAATGTACCAGCACCTCTTTATGGTGTATTCCACCCAAGAGCTGTGTACAATTTGAAAAAATCTTTAACGCAAGCTGGATATAATACAAATGCAAATGCAATTTCTGAACTAGGAAATGAAATTTTAAGAAATAATTTCATTGGAACAGTTGCAGGAGTTCAAATATTTGAAAATGCAAATATTACTCCAGATGCGAATGATGATGCTTATGGTGCAGTATTTCACCCAGCTTCATTAGGCTTAGCTATCAAAGAAGACTTTAAAGTGGAGACTCAAAGAGACGCCTCACTTAGAGCAACAGAAGTGGTGGCCAGCATAGTATATGGTAAAGGTGCAATCAAACAATCTTATGGTTGTGCGGTTATTACTGATACTACTATCTAATTAAGACAATCGGTGGGGTGTAAAAACCCCACCAACTAAACGAGATTAAATATGGCAAATTTTTCAGCAGATTCAGATTTAACATTTTACCAACCAGATATTTTAACTTTTGGAATAGCAAACTTTACTTCTCCAAATGATTACCACGCACAAGCAAGAGCAGATATTGAAAGAGATTTAAGAATAAGATGGTTTCCAGTTTATTCAAAAGAAACTTATAGAGATATATCAATCCTAAATACAACTGAAATGGACGCTACATTATTAACTGATGCGCAATTTAAACGAGCAAGTGTTTATAAAGTAATAGGATTTTATGCTTGTCCACAATTAACTAAATTTAACTCAAACGATAACCCAGATAGATTCCAAGTTATGATGAAACATTATCAGCAAATGTATGCTGATGAATTTGAATCTATTTTAAGAGATGGTGTTGAATATGATGCTGATGATTCTAATACAATTATTGATGCAGAAAAAGCGCCATATCATAGATTAAAAGTTATCAGATGAAAATTACAGTTCAAGACAACACCCTTCAAGTTGCCAAGAACTTTGAAAAACAAGTTAGAGAGCAACCTAATATTGTAAAGACTGCATTAGGAAGAACTGCTGAATTTGTTATGGGAATAATTAAACAAAGAACTGGCAGAGGAATAGCTGCTGATGGTTCTAAGTTTCCACCATATACTCAAGCCTATAAAGAATTTAGATTGAAAGCCGGAAGACAAATACAATATCCTGATTTAAATTTTTCTGGTCAAATGCTATCAAGCATGACACAAAAATCAGAGCCTAGCTATGCTATTATTTTCTTTGCTAATAAATTCCAAAATATAAAAGCATTAGGCAATCAAAGCAAAAGAAGATTCTTTGCAATAGGAGATAAAGAGGCTCAACCTATTACAAATGTATTTATGAAAGAATATAAAAAACTAAGTATAATTAAATGAGCAAACGAGAAGATATAGCAGCTAATATTATTACAACAATTCTAACTGGAACATCTCCTATAACTTTAAAGAAAGTTACTAGAGACCCTTTTAATGTAGATGAGTTATCTGAACAACAATATCCAGCTTGCTTCGTACAATCAGGAAATGAAACTCGTTCAGATGTTACTATTTTATCGCCAAATATTACAAGACAAGCAACAGCAGATTATGTAATTGTTGGATTTGTTAAAGGCACTCCAACAAATATAGACACAAAAAGAAACGAATTGATTACAACGATTGAAACAAGATTGAATTCTGATAGAACACGAGGTGGGTATGCAAAACAAACTCAAGTTGTTGAGGTCTCAACAGATGAGGGGGTTTTATTCCCAGTTGGTGGTATCAGAATGGTAGTGAGAGTAATGTATCA